CCGATGATGTAGCGCGGTTGATGGATGGTGAGCGGGCGGAGTTGCTTTTCACGTCTCCGCCATACGCAGATATGCGCGATTACAAGGGCGGAAACATGGCCGAGACGAAGCTGTCTCAATTCATCTCAGCTTTCAGCTCGCATGTCATGTATCAAGCCGTCAATCTCGGAATCAAGCGTGCGGACAATGAGATCGTTGAGTACTGGCAAGAATACATTTCTGCGGCAAAGCAATGCGGATACAAACTGCTGAGCTGGAATGTATGGGATCAAGGCCAGAACGGCGCAGTTGGGAAGCTTACTGCTATGTTCCCGATTGAGCACGAGTTTGTGTTCGTATTTGGCGCGCAATCCAAAAATCTCGTGCCAACTGTGCCAAACAAAACGGCAGGATACGTGAGCGATCATGTACACGATAGACAGTCTGATGGGGGACTCACGAAGAAGCAGCCAATAAAAACTAGGCCGATGAGAGAACTCGGAACAGTAATTCGATGCCCACCTCAGCTGGCGCGGAATGTTGACGCGTATCACCCAGCCATGTTCCCAGTTGAATTCCCGAAGGCGTACATTGAAGCGATGTCAAACGAATCTGATTACATCGCCGAACCATTCAGCGGCAGCGGCACGACGCTGATGGCCTGCGAACAGCTAAACCGCAAATGCCGCGCGATGGAGATCGCTCCGGAATACGTGGCGGTGGCGCTGGAGCGGTGGGCGACAGCGACAGGCAAGACGCCTGTGCTGGTCACAGAGGTCACGGAGTAAAAAATGGCTAGGCTTACGCGAAAGATGATTGAGGCGGCGCTGATGGAGACGTTCGGCAACGTCGCGCTGTCTGCGAGACGCCTCGGTGTCTCGCGTGAATATCTCAGCCGAACGATTACCAAGACCCCGGCGCTGAAGGTGATTCTCAACAGTGCACGGGAGGAGCGAGTAGACCATGCCGAGAGCGCGCTCAGCCGCGCGGTGATCAACGGCGAGGCGTGGGCCGTGTGCTTCACCTTGAAGACGCTCGGCAAGTCGCGCGGATACGTGGAGCGCGTGCAACAGGAGATCAGCGGACGAGATGGGCAGGCAATCGAAATCAAACCTACAGTCTTCAACCACGAAGCCGCTGTTGCCTCCCTTGCGGCCCGATCAGCTGAACATTATCGGGAACCCGGCGAGGTTCAAAATCGTGGCGATGGGGAGACGGTGGGGTAAGTCATTCATGGCGACGTCCTACGCCCTCTCCTGTGCAGACCTCGGCGCTACTGTCGCGTGGATCGCGCCGACGTATCGCAACAGCCGTCCACTGTGGCGCGCTGCGGAGCGGGCCGTAGCGCCAGTGGCACACAAGCTCACCGTGCGCAGGAGTGAGCGCGAAATCGTATTCCCGTCTGGCGGATCGCTGTTCGTGTATTCCGCCGACAATCCCGACGCGATGCGCGGCATGTCGTTCGACCTCGTCATCATCGACGAGGCGTCACGCGTCTCCGAGGAATCGTGGACGGACGTAATTCAGCCGACGCTTGCGGATCGCGGCGGACGCGCGATGCTCATCTCGACTCCGGTAGGACGAAACTGGTTTTACCGCGAGTGGCTCAAGGGCCGTCAGCACAGCGACCGCATCGCATCCTTTCAAGCGCCGTCATCCGCGAATCCCATGCCGACGATCCGCGAGGCATTTGAGCGCGCACGGGAAACGGTGAGCGATCGCACGTTCCGGCAGGAGTGGCTCGCCGAATTCGTGGACGACGGCGGAGGCGTGTTCAGGAGCGTCACTGACGCAGTGCGCGCGCAGCACGTTGATGCGCCTAACGCAGACCACACCTACGTCGCCGGCCTCGACTGGGCGTTGTCGAATGACTACACCGTGCTCACCGTCATCGACCAGACCACGCGTGAGGTGGCGCACATAGAACGGTTCACGATGATGGACTACGGCGCGCAGCGGGCGAGGATCCACGCGGTGTGCCACCGATACGGCGTCTACCTGGTGGTGGCGGAGAGTAACGCGATGGGCAAACCCAACAACGACGAACTGCGGCGCATGGGCGTGCGCCTGCGTGACTTCAACACCACGAATCTCAGCAAGGCCGCGGCCATCGAATCTCTCGCCGCCGCGTTCGATCATCGTGAAATTGCAATTTACGATCACCGCGAACTCATCGAAGAGCTACAAGCCTACGAAGGGTCGCGTCTCGATAGCGGAGCCATGCGATACGGCGCGCCTGACGGCATGCACGACGACATGGTGATGTCTTTGGCTCTCGCATGGCAGGCGTGCGGGAGCCAGTCAATGTGGGGGGCATAGGTATGGGAATACTCGATAGACTTTTCGGGAGGGATGAACCGGACGCTGTCAAAGCTCTGGAACGTCCGACGTGGTGGTCGAACGTCTGGAACACGGAAGGCGAGGACGGCAAAGACGAGTACGGCAATTCCCCCAGTGGCCGTATCGGTGCCGTTGAGTCGAACGTGTGGGCGTACAACTGCGTGAAGGCGCGCATGGCGGCGGTGGCACAGGCTCCCATGAAACTGTATCGCGGCGTAGGAGAGGAGAAGGAAGAGATCACGGAACATCCCGTGCTCGACTTGCTCATCAAGGTGAATCCTCTCAACCTCAACGCGCTGTCGTTCCGCCGCGGCATTGAGCAGCAGCTGAGCCTGCACGGGCGATGTCTCATCCAGAAGGTGAAGGGCACTGGCGGAGTCGTCGAGCTTTACATCCTGCCGATGAACTACGTTGAGATCGTGCCCGATGCGCGGCTGTGGATCGCGGGCTTTCGCTGGCTGCCAACGAACGATTTCATTCCACGCGCCGATGTCATTGACATCAGCTACCCGGCGCTTGACGGCAGCGTCGAAGCAGACAGCCCGACGGCCGTTGCATTGGACGCGATCAACAGATACAACCTCGCGGACAAGGCGCAGGCGTCGATCGATAGGCGCGGCGGGCAGAAGGGCGGCATGGTCATCCATCCGCAGGGCACGATTGCCGCGGACTTCGAGCGCATCCGCATGGCGTGGGACAGGTGGCGCAAAAACCCCGACAACGCCGGCCGCGACATGCACGTCAGCAACGGCTTCGAATACGTGGCCGATGCGTTCAGCGCCGTGGAGATGCAGCGAGAGGAGCGGCTGATGCGCATCGCCAACGAGATCATGGCACCGTATGGCGTGCCACCGTCCATCGCGGGAGATTACAAGGACGCGTCGAAGCTAGCCAACGCCGAAGCCCAGCGAAAGAATTTCTGGGAGGGAACGATCGTTGATGAACTGAAGCTCATCGAAGAGGAGCTGACGTTCGCGCTGCTCCACGCGGAATACCCCGGCAGCGAAGACCTGTATTTCGAGCACGACCTGTCGGACATCGCTGCGCTTCGTGAAGATGCGGACAGCCGAGTGAATCGCGCCATCGCGCTCACGGCCGCGAACCTCGCATCCGTGAACGAAGCGCGAGACCTGGTGGGCCTCGACATGAGCGAGGATCCGGCCGCGGATCGTATCCTCATGGAAGCTTCGCAGGCTGACGTTGTGGCTGACCCCGCCCCGCTTATCGCAATCGTCGATCAGCGCAACGCCGGCACGATCACGGACGACGCGGCGTCTACGCTGCTGCGCATCGCTGCTCCGAATCTCACGGATGAGCAGGTGGCATCGCTTCTCACGCGATCCGCAGCGCCGGAAGCCGCGCCTGTGGAGGACGAGGCAGACGACGAGACCGACGATGAGATGGACTCGTTCGATGCGGAGGACGATGCGATCGAGGCGGAGATCGACGCGCTTCTCTCGGAGGAATCCGCAAAGGCCGATCGCATGTTCGACGAGTCGAAGATTGAACGGCAGGGCGGGAAGTTTGCGCCGAAGGGAGCGGGTGATGATGGCGCGCCTGCCACGCCGAAGCGGAAGCGCGTGCTGTCTCCCGAGGCGAAGAAGCGCATGCAAGAGCGCCGCGTCACTCGCGCGCGAGAGGTGGAGTCTCGGATGAAGGCCGACATTCAGCGCCTTGATGAAGCGCGCGCGAACGCAGACGAGAAACTGGGCAAGCGCATCGATCGCTTGAAGGCTCGCTTGCAGCAGCGGCTCACCGATGCCACGACGATCATTGAGAGCAACGGCACGACGGTGCCCAAGCGCAAGCGCACGAGCGCGGTTGATCGCTTGCTTGGCTCGCGCGAAGAACCTGCGTCGGCGCCGTCTCCCACGGACTCGCTGCCGACCGTGAAGGCCGTTGACGAGAGCGTAGACGATCCGTGGGCACCCCCGGCCGCAGTGCGCAAAGCGGCGGAGCGCGGTCTGGAGCTGCGCCGCGAGTTCAACCGAGGCGGGACGGAAATCGGCGTGGCGCGCGCGCGTGACCTGTCGAATGGGAAACGGATTCCGCCGCAGACGATCAATCGCATGCTGTCGTATTTCGCGCGACACGAAGTGGACAAGAAGGGCGAGGGCTGGGGCGACGAGAACAATCCTAGCGCCGGTTACATCGCGTGGCTGTTGTGGGGCGGAGACGCCGGCTGGTCGTGGGCGCGCGGCATCGAACGCGAATACCCTGCCGAGGTGAAAGCCTTCCCGTACGTTGATCCCGTCGGCCTCGTCGCTGAAACGATCGACGGCGAGGAGCTTGGCATCATCGATGCGCTGCACCGTGGTGGCGTGCACGACGGCGTGAAAGCCTCGGTGAAATCGCCAGTGTTCACGATCGCAGGCAAAGCCTATGCCGCCGAGGAGGTGATGATCCGTCATGCCTAGTCCGATTCAAGTGATGCTTGTGCGCCCCGAAAAATTCAGGCGATACACGGGCGCACTGACAGAGGGCAAGAAGAAGGCGCTCGCCTACGCGCTTGAGGAGCTTGACAAATACGGCCGTGCGCAGGTGAAGCAGATTCAGGAGGAAGCGCCGGAGAAGAAGGGCCTCTTCGCACAGGGCTTCACGTACTCCGTGAAGAAGAGCGGGCCGCAGCTGGGCACGCTGAGCATCAACTGGTATCCGAAAGATCGGCCGAAGAATCTACTTGAGTGGCTCACGTTCGGCACGGGCATCTACGGGCCGAGGCGTCATCGCATTGTGCCGAAAGCGGTATGGGCCAATGAGAGGCGCGTGATGAAGGGCAAGAAGCCTAAAGCGATTCCGAAGAAAAAGCGCGTGCTCGCATGGCAGGACCCCAACACCGGCAAGTGGATTCGCGCGTCTAGCGTCGCTGGCATGAAGCCGAACGACTTCCTGCGCCGTGCATGGTATGAGCCGGAGATTGCGCGCATGCGCACATCGCTGGGCTTCAACGTCGGCAAGCTCATCCGCGATCTGATCATTCAGAAGAGCAACCGCGCATGATGGTTTATGATGTGACAAGGGAGGTAGAACAGATGTTCGTATCGGATGCGGTTAAGGCGGCAGGGGAGTTGTCCTTAGACGTGCTGGGCCTCCCGTTCGGGACGGATCGGCAGGGGCAAGTCTTCGACCGGAATACAGACATCGGGCTGGAACCCGGCGACGAAGTGCCTGCGCTGTATTACCACGGCTTCGCGGAGCGCGCGGCGAAGAGCGTCAAGCGCCTCGGCAAGGCCATCTACAAGGGTGCGAGCGATGCGGGGCACATGTTCCGCGTGGAGTTGGATAGTGCGCACGAGAAAGCACGAGCCGTGTATGACGCGGCCGTGGCAGGCAAAGCGCGCGCATCCAGCGACAGCAGCACGCACCTGGTGCGGCCACACGGCATCGTGGGGAAACCCGGGCGTGTGTCGTCTTGGCCGATTTTCGCTCTCTCGCTCATGGATGCGGAGACGAGCGATGCAGCAGTGAATCCACGCGCGGTCGCAATGGCAGCGGCCAAAGCGTTGATTGATCAGATCGAGGATGAGGACGCGGGCGCAGACGCCGCCAAAGGTGGGAAGCCGTTCAACTACAAGAATCGTGAACGACTGCTCGCAATGAAGGCGACGCTGGACGAAATGCTCTCCCAGATCGACGAGGCCGACATGCCGTCGGCACAGAATGAAACAGTGCAGCAGGATTCCATCGTGTTTAGCGGTGGCACTGCGGCAAAGGGGGAACCCATGTCCGAGGAAATCAAGAACGAAACGCAGGCCGATCCGATCGCGGAGATCCGCGCGGAGCTGGCCGCGGCGAAGGCCGATTTCGCCAAGCTGAACGAGGAGATCGTCAAGGCGCAGCGCCCCGGCTTCAATCTGAATCTGGGCGCTCAGCCCGACACGACTGCGGCGAAGGCGGAGGAAGCGGCAAAGGCGTTTGAGCGATTCATCCGCACCGGCGACCTCGCTGCCAAAGCGACGATGAACGAGGGCACGGCTGGCGAAGGTGGCTACCTCGTCCCGACTGCCTACAGCAACACGCTGGTCACGGCGATCAACGAGGCGTCCATCCTGCGCCGTGCTGGTGCGCGCGTCATCACCGTCAACGGCACCAATTCGTTCCGCATTCCCGGCCTGACGAACAGCACCACGGCTGCGATCATCACGGCGGAAAGCACGTCCTTCTCGCAGATCGAGCCGACCATCACTGAGGTCGAATTCGTTCCCTACAAGCTCACGGCGCAGAGCAACGCGACAGACGAACTGCTCGCCGACTCGCGCATCGACGTTCTGGGGCAGGTGCTCCAGCCGGACGCGGTCAATCGCTTCATCAAGGCGGAGAACACGTTCTTTGCGACCGGCACCGGCACGGGCCAGCCGCAGGGCGTGATGGTTGGGGGCACGGTCGGCGTTACTGCCGCCGCGACGAACGCGATCACGG